ACCGCGTACTGTTCCCAAAATATCAAGCGGAGGAATGGACGAACGACGCAGACGGCAAGACCTACTGGCTAATGCGAGACAGAACAATTATTGGAGTGATCGAACAATGACAAACGACATTACAGCCTTAGCACGCGTGACCCATGAGGCGAACCGAGCATGGTGCATCGCCAATGGGGATCAGACCCATAAGCCTTGGGACATTGCCCCCGACTGGCAGCGCGAAAGCGCCTTGAAGGGCGTGCAGTTTCACATTGACAACCCCGATGCGGGCGACAGCGCTTCGCACGATAGCTGGATGGCTCAGAAGGTTGCGGATGGCTGGGTTTACGGCAGAGAAAAGAACCCTGATGCAACGCCCCCAACCCATCACTGCATCGTTCCGTTTGACCAGTTGCCAAAGGTCCAGCGGATTAAAGATGCGCTGTTCCGCAGCATCGTTCACGCTATCACAGATTGAGGAATAGGCCATGACAGACGAAGCACTTGAATCCACAGTCGAACCAACCGAGGCCGACGCGCCCGGAGTTGACGAGACCCCAGAAGCCCCACCCGCATTTGACGAGGCCGACGCAGCCGAAGCCCGCGCGCTAGGCTGGAAGTCATCGGACGACTGGAAGGGCGAGAAGCCCGCCGGGTTTGTTGATGACCCAACAGCATACCTTGAACGGCTGGGCAACACCAAACCCTTCCGAGTCATGTCCGACCGCATCAAGAAGGCAGAGGCCGACCTGACCGCCCGTGAAGAACGCCTGCGCAAAATCGAGACGATGAGCGAGCGCGCCTTGGGAATGCAGCGGCAGCAATACGAAGACCGGATCTCGCAAATTGGTGCAGCTCAGAGGCAGGCCGTAGCATCTGGCGATGTGAAGGCGTATGATGACCTTTCCCGACAGCGTGACGCCGTTTCAAAGCAAATGGCCCCAGCGCCAGAGCAACCGGGGCCAGACCCCTATATTGCGCAATACTCGGCGTCTGACGATGGCAAGTGGCTAAGCGACCCATCCCTGAAGGCGCAGGGGGCCGCGATGATTAACGCCAATCCCGCAATCATGGAACGGCCCGCGCAAGAGCAAATCGCCTATGCGCGCGCTGAATTGGGCAAATACTACCCGCACATGTTCCCGGACGCTTCGACACCGGCACCACGTCAGGCCCCTCGGCAATCGCCTGTTGAGGGCGGTGGAATGGCACTGGGCGGCGCTGGCAATGATGGGGGCTATGCTCAGTTGCCGTCTGATGTGAAAACGCAGTTCGCGCGTTTTGTCGAGCAGGGTTTATTCAAGAACGACTCCGCGGGCAAAAAAGATTTCGTCAAAATGTATAACGAGGGCTGAACCCATGGATGATACAATCGAAAAGCGCGGCCCTGGTCGCCCACGCAACGCAGTTGATGAGGTAGAGCCTAAGCGCCGGCGGCGTGAGGGCGGGACGGTCCACGGCAAGCGGCTCGGCGTGAGCGAAGACCGGCTGGATTTTACCAGATTCAAATACCGCTGGATCAACGACAACCCCGACCGCATCCGCGCAATGACAGAGTTCGATGATTGGGATATTGTCAAGGAGGGTGGTTCTGTGGTAAAAGCAGATAAAGCTGACCTTGGCGATGCAGTATCGCAAGTCGTGGGAAGCAATGCGGACGGGTCCAAGAAACTCGCGTATCTGTGCCGCAAATTGAAAAGTCACTATGAAGATGACCAGAAAGGCAAAAGCGCCGAACTGGATAGACAACTGAAAGACATGCGGGCCGGTAACGATAGGTCCGGTTCAAAGCAGGGCGACTATAACGTAGCGTCTAGCATTCAGTAATCTTCATGGAGTTTTGCAATGGCAAACGCCGACATCCCTTCTGGCCTCGTGCCAGTAAAGCACAAGAGCGGAGCGCCCTATAACGGGGCCGCTTCCGCTTACTATGTGCCTTCAACCTACGCGACCGCGCTGTTTATTGGCGACGCGGTTACGATTACCGGCACCGCGAACACCACTCAGGTGAATGCGGCTGGCTCTGGTTCCTTTGCAATCGGCACCCTGCCGGAAGTCAACCTGACCGCCGCAGGCGATGGCAACCCCATCACCGGCGTTATCGTTGGGTTCGCACCCGATCCCAATGGTCTTGAGCGCATCTACAACCCGGCATCAACTGAGCGGGTAATCCTCGTTTGTGACGATCCCGATATGATGTTCGAGATCCAAGCGGACGGCGCGATTGCCGCCACTCAGGTTGGCCTCAACGCAGTCTTGATCTACACCAACGCAGGAAGCACCGTCACCGGTCAATCCGGCGCTGAGTTGGATACGACTTCCGACGCGCCAGCAGCCGACGCTTCCAACCAGTTGACCATTCAGCGCGTTGTGAATCGTGAAGGCAACGAAGCCGCCTCGGCCTATACTAAGGTCGAAATTCTCATCAACAACCACACCCGCGCTTATGGCGCGATTGGCATTTAGGAGGTCTGACCAATGGCAGTAATTAGCACAGGATCACACCCAAAAGCCCTTTGGCCTGGTGTGAAGGCGTTTTTCGGAGCGACCTACAAAGAGAAGCAACTGATCTGCGATATGGTCTTTGACGCGGTGTCTTCGGACAAGGCGTATGAGGAATATGTCGAGGAGACGGGCTTCGGTTTGGCTGGCGTAAAGTCTGAGGGCGGCGCAGTGTCTTATGACACCGACGCACAGGGCTTCACGCAGCGGCTTAGCAACGTGACTTACGGCCTCGGTGCCATTGTTACGCGCGAGGCGATTGAGGACAACCAGTATGAGAGCGTGGCCCGTAAGAAGGCCGCGAAGCTGGCACGTTCCATGCGACAGACGAAAGAGAACGTCTTTGCAAACATTCTCAATCGCGGCTTTGACTCGGGCTACACCGGCGGGGATGGCGTTGAACTTTTCTCCACGGCACACCCGACCAAAGACGGCACGCAATCAAACGAGTTGGCTGTAGCGGCTGACTTGTCTGAGGCTTCTCTTGAGGACATGATGACCCTCATTCGCGGCTTGAAGGACAGCCGTGGCCTTCGCATTCAGGCAACCGGGCAAATGCTGGTTGTCCCGTCTGCGCTTGAGTTTGAGGCTACGCGCATTCTCAAGTCCACGCTTCAGTCCGGCAACGGCAACAACGACATCAACGCCATGAAGGCGATGGGTATGTTGCCCAAGGGTGTCGTCGTTTGGGATTACCTAACCGACGCCGACGCGTTCTTCGTAAAAACGGACGTGCCGGATGGCATGATGCGTCAAAACCGTCGCGCCTTGGAGCTTACCCAAGACAACGACTTCGACACCGAGAACGCCCGCATGAAGGCCACAGAGCGCTACACTGGCGGCTGGGCTGACTGGCGCGGCGCGGTAGCGTCTCCGGGCGCATAAACTAAGCGGGCGAGGCTTAACGGCCTCGCCCTACCCCATCGCCCACACCGGGCGTCATTTATGACGATGGAGTTCTATCATGTCACCGACCCGTTTCCCTTCCGGCGTTTCCACAGTAGCTAAGGGCAAGCCCCTCGGCATGTATGGTGCGCCAGACCCGACCCAATTCCACACCTATTTCAACGACTTTGACGTTTACACCGCAGGCGATTGGACCGTTACAGCGACCAGCGTAGGCGCGGGCACGTCAACGCCAGCCATTGCAGACGCAGACGGCGGCATCCTTCGCATCACCACAGCAGCGAACGAAAACGACGGGCTGTTCCTTGAGGCTCAAGGCGAATCGTGGCTGATTGAATCCGGCAAGAAGTCTTGGATCAAGGCTCGCTTTTCTGTTGGCGATGCGGTTGAGAGCGACCTGATTATTGGCCTGCATTCAACTGACACAACCCCGCTTGATGCGACGTTGCGCATGGCGTTTGTTTCAGACGATGGTTCCGCCGCGCTGTATTTCAACGTTGACGACAACACGACCGACGCGGATAGCGCCACAGTCGCCACACTGGCCGATGATGTGGCTGTTGTTGTCGCTGCCTACTACGACGGCAAGACCACAATTGAGCTATTTCTGAATGACGCGCATGTGGGCAGCATGACCGACGTGGGCATCCCCGGCGCTGAAATGGCGGTTGGCCTTGGCTACCTCAACGGGGCTACGGGCGCGGAAACGGCTGACTTCGATTACATCCTTGTAGCCAAAGAACGCTAATATGGGAGACGGCACCACATACCTTGCATTAGGCAAGTGGAATGTCGTCTGTGACCGTTGCGGCTTTGACTTCAAGTCAAGCGCGCTGCGGCGGGAATGGACGGGGCTTAGAGTGTGCGGACCATGCTTTGAGCCTCGGCACCCGCAAGAAATGCTCAAGGGGCGCACAGACAATCAAGCGCCGCCTTGGGTTCGACCTGAGCCGCCTGACATTGAAGTGCAGCCCGGTTCAGGCAACGAAATCACACCCGCCGATTTATAAGGGGTCAACATGGCCGTCACCGGAACAAAGACCGTAAGGGCCATATGCACCAGCGCGCTACGCAAGGCGCAGGTTGTTGGCATGAGTGAAACGCCAAGCGGCGATGACATGGCCGAGGCTGTTGAGCTGCTGAATATGATGCTCAAGGCGTGGCAAATGTCCAGCTACAACATCTGGACCTACACCAACGGAAGCCTGACCCTAACAACGGCGCTTAGCTATACGCTAGATCCCGTGCGACCTATGCAGATTATCACGGCGCGCCTCAAGCAGGGTGGCATTGAGCTTCCCATGCAGGTTATGACGCGGCAGGAGTATGACAACCTGCCCCAGAAGACTTCCACGGGGCTTCCTACGCAGTTCTATTATGATCGGCAGCGTGAGGCCGCGAAACTTTACGTCTGGCCTGTGCTGGCGACCGCAGCGGGCGAGACAATCGAATACACATACGAGCGCGAGTTTGAAGACGTGACAGACCCGGATTCAGTCTTGGACGTTCCCGCCGAATGGTGGGAGGCCACGCTTTACGGGCTAGGCGCGCGGGTTGCCGAAAGCTACATGCTGATGGCACCACTTTCCATGCTTGCCCCAAGGGCGCAGTCAACATTGAATGCAGCTTTGCAATTTGACCGTGAAGGGTCAGTATTTTTCGCGGGGCCATATGCCAACACTTGAGTTCGTAGGGCAATCGTCCCAAGACAGTGACGCCATA